TTTATATTCCTCGCCGTTGTAGTACTCGGCCAGGACCATCTTCACCTCGGGCCATTGGAAGCGGCCCCTGGCGGTTTCCACCAGGCCGGTGCCGGCGACGCGGCCGTATCCGTCATAGGACCCGGTGAATTTTTTGCCATTGGGCAGCAGCGCCACCACCTCGCTAAGCCTGGGGATGTCCTTGTAATGGGACACAATTGGAAGGTGCGTTTTTGCGCATGTTTTAGAAAAGAAACCCATAATAAATTCTCCTTTAGATTGATGGAATAGTTGGTAATTTGCGGTTGGTCGTGAACAGGGAGCCGGCGCCGTTGCCTTCGTCGTCGCGGCTTGGATAAAAACGCAGACCATTGTCTAGCGTAATGATTAGCGGGCGGTGGTGCCAATCCACCTCGTTCGCGTCGTCTTCGGTCATGTAATCAACGGACACAATGCGGCGGCCCACCAATAATTCAGCGGCGGCTTTGGTCCAGCGGTCTTGTATGTCGGTCATTGGATGGACTCCTTTAAGCGGTTAGTCGGTTGTATTGGTCGTTTATTTCTTCATCGGTGTAAGTGGTGAAACCTCCTTTCGCAAAAAATTCTGTCACTTCTCCCACTAAATTCAACTCCTGACCATTACCCAAAAGCCAATCAATTTCGTTTTGGGTTAGCGTGAAAATCTTTTCTTCTCTTGTTGTCATCGGATGAACTCCTAGTTGTTGTCGATTAGTTCTAAGGCCTGGGCCTTGCATGTTTCTACCTGCTCGGGCGTCATGCCGCGGGCTAGTTGCTCGGCCATGGCGACACAATCGCCGGCGCGTTTTTTGTCGGGCGCGGTTATAGCTAAAACCAGCGCGAGCGTGAGGGCGTGGGGGCGGTTCACCGGATGGACTCCTAGCGCTGGCGCACTTCTGCGCGGCCGGTTTCAATTAGGCGGCGCGCCTCGGCGCGGTCGTCGATCCGTTCGGATTCCAGCATGCGCCGGAGGGTGCCGGCCTGGGCTATCGTTTGGGCCGGCGTCTTGGCGCGCTGGTACCGGGCGCCGGCGTTGATATAGTCTGCTTCGGGGTGGTTCATTGTTGGCCTTTCAGTTGGTTAAATGGTGCAGCATCCGCAGCACGGCGCGTCAAGGCACCGGCCGTTTTTGTTTCTGTAAAATTCCCGGCCGCTAAAATTAAAAACATCACTAACCCTGGGCTGGTCCGTTGTGAAGGTCATGCGGTCGTCGTCGGGCTCCAGCTCGGCGGTCCTGGTGTCGGTGTTGTAGATAATAAAATCCCCGGGGTTTATCCGGGCGCCGGATAAGCTGCATTTGCCTGGGTACTTTGCGCGCATTTTTTTAAGCATGTTCAACCTTTCAAAATTGGGATAACCCGGCGCGCCTTGGCGTCGGTCTGTTTTGCTTTGCTGCCGTGGGCGCGAAAACCTACGATAAAAGCGCGGTCGGTCCGGCTGCACCATGGCTGGAAATTTCCGCAGCTCTCGCATGTTGCGCCTTCGCGGGTCTGTGCCTGGCATATGACAATCTGCCGGCCTTCGGGCGTGTAACTAATTTCGGGCGTGTCGGTTGGCACAATGCAAGCGACCGGGCCGGCGTTTAAATTGGCCAGCTGATCGGCATGGCCCGCGTCGTCGGCGCTAAGGTTTATTGTGAAGCCCCAGGCGTTGGCGTGTCGTATCCAGGTTATGGCGTCGGGGTGGTGCTTGTGTGTGTAGGTAAACCCGCGGCGGCCTTTGTTGGCCTTGACTATTTCCCCCAGCTGGTAGGCGTCAATCGTCGCGCCCTGGCCTGGTAAATCCCCGGCGACGTTCATCCGCCAAACCTGGCCCGGTGGGAGGCTGGCGATTGCCTGGGCATGGGCGCGGATATCATGGCCGCGGGTCGGGACCTTGTCCCAGGTCATGCGGGTGTAAAAATCTTCGCCGTAACAATCGGCGCCGTAGTGGCTGCAGTCGGGCGGGCATGAGCTGCGCGCGCTATACGTAACCGGGATTGGTCCGGTTTTGCGGTTCCCGCTGCTGCGGATAAAGTGAAAATTATTCATTGTTTAGGCTCCCAGGTTGACGGACAAAAAACGGTCGGAAATAAAGCGCTCAATCTTGGCCAGGCTTTCGGCGCGCTGCTTGGCGCGGGCCTTGGCCTTGGCTCGTTTGTTGGCTGCATGGTCCCGGCATGCCTGGCGCCAGCCGGCCGCATATCCTGGAGGATTCGGGGCCAACTTGTCGAGCTGGTCCAGGATACGGGCCGGGCAAGCGTAGGCGTGGGGGCCGCAGTCTTCGCTCATGTCTTTGTAAAAGAATTCAGTCAGGCCGTTGCGCTGCTTGCGGCGCTCGGTTAGGCATACAAGGCCCGAGTAATGCGCGGCGCCGGTGGGGTCGGTGCGTTTGCTGATTGCGTACCAAGTCGCGCCGATTGTCGCGGTGTCGGTTATTTCCCAGCGGCTGCCATCGGTGCCGGCCTGGGTGAATTCCCGGCGTAGCACTTCGTCGGTGGTTGCGGTGGTATTGATTGCGTATGAGGTCCATCCCATGATTTATTCTCCTTAATTAAAAAGTGGCGCGGCGGCCGTTATTTGCTCGATGATTGCGGCGGTTTTTTCGCGGTTGATTTCTTCGCCGCGGTTATGGTGCAGCCGGGCCAAAATGGTTAAATCCTGGCCCAGTAAATAGGTTCCGTTATCGCCGTTGTCGCGGTCGCTGCCGGCGTAGTGCAGCCGGTAAACGTTCATTCCAACATTGCAGCGGAAAAAATAGCGGGCCAACATTTCGGCGAGCTGGTCCAGCGCTTCGGTTTGTGCCTGGGGCGTGCGGGCATGGCGTAGGCCCAGCTGGCGCGCTGCGGTTAAAAATCCCTCTACGCTGGCCCGGCCGCCGTTCCAGTGAAGGTATATCGCGGGCGCATTGTTGGCGGTGTTGAATGTAATTACTGCGCGGTTTCCCATTATTGATTCTCCAATTGTTTGTTTAATTGCTCCAGGATGTCGGCGCGGGTGCCGGTGAATCCCTCTTTTTTAAGGATTGCATAAGCGCTGGGGCCGCGGCTGCGTTTCATGCCAGCAATTTCCAGCCTAAGCGCTGCGCGTAGGGTGGCCAGGCGGTAGCGCGCTATCTGGTCGGGGGTGTCGAGTATGGTCATAGTGGGCCTTTAATAGTTGCGGGTTATGTGAAGGTGAACAAAGTATTCCCGGGCGCTGGTGCGTTTAACGCTGGCGTGAGTGGTAGGGCATCCGCAACAGTCATGCTCATGCGTGCAGCTGCTGCCGCCCAGGGTGGCCGCGATTGCCCGGCCCAGGTCAACGGCGCGCAGCTGGCGCGGTCCTATAACCTTGGTCGTGAAGGTGCCGGCGTCGTCAAAGCCCAGGGGCTCGGCGGTGGCATTCCAGCGCAGCATTTTCGCGGTTCCCAGGTGCTGCCATTCGTCCAGGTCGGCCCAGCCGCTGGCATAGGTGTACGTGTTGCGTTGGTGTAGTTCAAGCTTGGTCATTGGGTGCCTTTCAGTTGGTGGGGTTGTAAGCCTGGAGCAAATCGAGTAATTTTGCTTCGACCTTTTCGGCGTGGCGGCGGCTCAGTCCGTTAGGGTCTAGCAGGGTGGTTTCAATCCAAATAAGCTTGTCGGTTTGTGCCTGGTATTTGCGCAAATCCTCCAGGGTAAGCAAATCGATTAGTAGTTGAAGCTTGGTCATGGTGTGCCTTTCAAGCGTTTAAGTGTTTGAGGGTGTGCAGCTGCTGGCCGATTCCTTGGCCGGCTAGCGGCCGGGATACATTGGGCCAGCCTTCAACGGCGGCGGCGTAGTGCTTGCCAGCCAGGACCACCACCGGGCGGCCTTTGTGCTGCTGCAGCTGCTGGTCGGTCATTGCTGCCCAAACGGCGCGCTGGTGCTTGGACATTTGTGCCAGGGTTTTGTTATAGGGTGCCAGGTTGGCCGCTGGGTTAACGGCGCCATGCAAAGCGCTCAAAATGATTACATCGGCGCCGGCCCGATCAGCGGCGCGCATTGCCAGCTTGAATGCCTGGCCCTGGTAGAGGTCGGCGGCCGGTGCGGTGCGGTCCAGCTTGGCGGCGCTGCATGCGATTAAGTAGAGGGGTTTCATTGGAATAAGTCTCCGGTTGTTTGTTGGGTGGTTATTGGTGCCATGCCCAGGGCGGCGCGCAGCTGGTTCTTTTCGTCGTTAATTAAATAAATGCGGCGCTTGTACTCCGCCGGCGTGAGCTGGTAGTTAACCGGGCGCACGGCGTCAAGTTCCCGGCGGGCCTGGCGCATGATGGTTTCGTGTGTGCTCATGCCTGGCCCCTTAATGCTTTGAACATAAGGCACTCGTTATAGGTGCCGGTGAATGCGATGCGATAACCCCGGCGCTGCTCGCTGCCCTTGCATACGATACAGTTTCCGTGGGTGTCGGTTTGTGCTGTGTACATCTGTGCGTTTCCCTTCGTGTTGGTTTGTTGTCTGCATCCTGGCTGGTGCATTGGGAGATAATGTAGCATGTTGTCAAGCCCTCTGTCTGTCACTTATGCGACACCAAAAAAGGCGGTTTTTTAGGGTACCGGGTAGGGTATGAATACCTTCAGGGGTAGGGTATCGATGCGCGCCCAGGTCGACGGCGTGGGGACCGGCTGCGGTTACCTGGTAGCAGCTTTTTTGCCTGGGGCCGGTGGTTTGGTGGCCGGTCCTGGTGCTGCAGCTGGTGGCGCCCTGGTCAAGCGGCGGAGTTTTTATGCGGTGCCTGGTCGGTGGGTTTTGACCTGGGGCCGGTGGCCAGCTGATCAGGGTGGGACCATGGCGGCGGGGATTGCCGCGGGTATTCCGAGCGCTAGCGAGTGGCCCAGGTGCTGCGATTGTGTAAGGGGATTAGATAGAAGCATAAGCGCCGCCAACTATTCCCAGGCTGCCATAAAACCCCGTTTCCCTGGGTTTATTGACAGTAATCCTTTTGTTCCTGTATATTGCGCCGCATGACACAAACAAAACTAACCCGCAAACAAATCCGCGAAGGCCTGGAACAAACCCCGGTAGACCAGCTGCTGGGTAGAACTGCAGCGCGCGAACTTACCGGGAAACAAAAGGCCTTCGCCCTGGAAATTGCGAAGGGCGCCACGGGTGCCGCAGCTTACCGGGCTTCATACAAAACCAAGGCAACACCCAAAACCCAGGGCAACCAGGCGCACAAGCTGCGCAAGCGTCCCGATATAAACGCGGAAATCCTGGCCTACCAAGCGGCCATTGAAAGCGAGAAACATAGAACGCCGGCCGCTTTGCGTGCTCTCATAATTAAAAGCTTGGTCGGCGTCATCATCGACGAAGACACGCCGCCGGCCGTGCTGGTCCAAGCGGCCAAGGTAGCCGGCACGATTAGCGAGGTCGGGCTATACACGGAGCGCAAAGAGGTCCGGACCATCAGCAGCAGCGACGATGCCAAGGCCCGCGTCATGGCCGAGCTGCGCCGGCTTATGAATGCCCAGGCCGAGGATGCGCACACCATCGACGCCGCGGCCAGCTCGCTGCTCGACGAATTGGCCGACGTGCGACCCCACCCATCCCCCACCAGCCCGATTGACGAAGCGGAGTCCCTGGCTGATGAACATACTATTCCACACAAACAATCCCAAAATTTACCAGAATCAGACCCCCACCCCCTCGATACAGCGCACCCACCCCCTATCGAAAATTAATACTTTATGGTAAAAAATTCCGCAAATTTAGAACTAATAGCGCGTCGAGAACCGAAACGTTTTGGTTCTCTGATTGTTCGGAATCCGAAGATGATGTTGAAGAGGAAGGATTTTTCGTATGAGCAATGTATGGAGATTGAGATGACGCCGGCTCAAAGGGAAGTATTTTTAATTGTGGATGAGTGGTGGAAGCGATATGGATATAGCCCATCGGTTAGGGACATTGCGTATCAAAGGGGAAGAAGCGGATTGGGCAATACGTTAGAGATTGTGGATCGGTTAGTGGCCAAAGGTGTTTTAAAAAAGTTGCGGAAAAGCGGGCGGTCGATTCGTCCTGTTTATATTAATTTCAAGAATTTAGAATGAGCGATAAATTAGATGCTTTGATGGCGACGCTTCCTGAAGAGGAGAGGGAGGTGTTTTATAACGCCGTGGAGGATTACCGTTTGGCTTTAGAAAGAGAAAAAGCTCAGAGCGGGTTTATGAATTATGTGAAGATGATGTGGCCGGGGTTTGTGCATGGAAGACATCATGCGGTTATGGCGAAGAAGTTTGAAGCTATAGCCAATGGGACACTAAAACGGTTAATCATCAATATGCCCCCGCGGCATACTAAATCTGAGTTTGCTAGTTACCTATTGCCTTCATGGTTTTTGGGTAGGTACCCGAATAAAAAAATTATCCAGACGTCGAATACTTCTGATTTGGCGGTTAACTTTGGCCGGAAGGTGCGTAACTTGGTGGACAGTGAGCAATACGCAAAGGTATTCCCTGGCGTGGCGCTCCGGCAGGATAGTAAAAGCGCCGGCCGGTGGGCGACGAATCAGAATGGGGAGTACTTCGCTATCGGCGTTGGGGGAACTGTGACCGGTAAAGGTGCTGACCTATTGATTATTGATGACCCGCATTCTGAGCAGGAAGCGGCTTTAGCTTCTGGGGACCCGAGCGTTTTTGATAAAACGTATGAGTGGTATACCTCTGGGCCCCGGCAACGTTTACAGCCAGGTGGAGCGATTGTGGTTGTGATGACCCGCTGGGCTGAGAGGGACTTGACGGGCCGGGTATTGAAAGACGCCCAGATGCGGGATTCTTTGGGGGAATGGGAGGTTGTAGAGTTCCCCGCGATTATGCCCAGTGGTAATCCGCTGTGGCCTGAGTTCTGGTCGGCCAAAGAATTAGAAGCATTGCGGGAAGAACTACCCCCGTCTAAATGGAATGCTCAGTACCAACAGGCGCCTACTGGAGAAGAGGGTGCGCTGGTTAAACGGGAGTGGTGGAAGATGTGGAACCCGGAAGATCCTCCAAGATGTGAATTTATTATTCAGTCTTGGGATACCGCTTTTACGAAAAATGAACGTTCGGACTATTCTGCATGTACGACCTGGGGTGTTTTCCATATGAATGACGACCCCAATGATGTGAATGTGATTTTGTTGGATGCGTTTCAGAAACGAATGGAATTCCCAGAACTAAAAGAAAAAGCGATGGCCAGCTACAGGGAGTGGGAGCCGGACGCTTGTATCATTGAAGCCAAAGCTGCTGGGGCGCCGCTCGTGTTTGAGCTTCGGTCTATGGGAATGTTGGTAAGTGAATACACACCTAGCCGTGGGAATGATAAGTTTGTGCGATTGAATTCGGTGACGGATTTGTTTAGATCGGGCAAAGTATGGGCGCCTGAGACAAGATGGGCCAGCGAAGTGATAGAGCAGATGGCGTCTTTCCCCAATGGCGAGCATGATGATTTGGTGGACTCAAGTACCCAAGCGCTGATAAGATTCAGGCAGGGTGGGTTTTTACGTTTGGATTCTGATGAGCGTGAAGAGCTGCAGAGCTTTCGCCGCAAAGCGGTTTACTATTAAGGATTAAATAATGGCTACTAATATGTTTCCATCCATCAACCCAGCGCCTCTTGGGCTGGATGCGCTCGATGTACCAGACGAGGGCGTTGGTATTGAAATTGAAATTGAAAATCCTGAAGGGTTAAAGATTGGAATGGACGGCATGGTGATTGACATGCTAGAAGAGCCAGCAGACGAATCGTTTGATGAGAACCTGGCCGATGTAATGGATAAGGGAAAGTTAGCTGGAATAGCTACCGACATCATTGAGATGGTGGACGCGGATATTAATTCAAGAAAAGAATGGGTAGAAATGTATGTCAAAGGACTAGATGTCCTGGGCATGAAATACGAAGAAAGAACCGAGCCGTGGAATGGTGCTTGCGGTGTTTTTTCTACCATCTTGACGGAAGCTGCTGTACGCTTTCAATCAGAAACTATTTTGGAAACGTTTCCAGCCCAGGGTCCTGTTAAAACAGAAATCATTGGCGCTATTGACAAGTTAAAAGAAGACGCGGCCGAGCGTGTTCGGGAAGATATGAACTTCCAGCTAACGGAAGCGATGCCTGAATACAGACCCGAGCATGAAAGAATGCTTTATTCATTGGGTTTAGCTGGCGCTGCGTTCAAGAAAGTTTATTTTGACCCGTCGTATCAGCGTCAAGTAGCGATTTTCATCCCTGCTGAAGATTTTATTATTCCCTATGGCGCCTCTAGCGTCATCAATGCAGAGCGTGTAACCCACGTTATGCGCAAAACGAAGAATGATATTAAGAAATTACAGGTTTCTGGTTTCTATCGTGATGTAGACCTGGGTGAGCCCGTCAGCATTCATACCGATGTAGAGAAAAAGAAGGCCGAAGACCAGGGATATAGCCTAACGGACGACGACCGGTACCAGATTTTGGAAGTTCATATTGATTATGACCTGCCAGGGTACGAAGATGAAGACGGAATTGCTCTACCTTACGTGATTACCATTGACCGTGGCACGACAGAGGTGCTTTCTATCCGTAGAAACTGGTCAGAAGATGATGATCGCCGTCTCAAGCGCCAGCATTTTGTCCAATATACGTATGTTCCTGGCTTTGGAGCGTATGGATTGGGTTTAATTCACCTAATTGGTGGCTATGCCCGGGCTGGAACGTCCATTTTGCGCCAATTAGTGGATGCTGGTACGCTTTCTAACTTACCCGGAGGTCTTAAATCCCGCGGTTTACGCATAAAAGGGGACGATACACCCATTAATCCTGGTGAATTTAGGGACGTAGATGTGCCTTCTGGCACTGTACGCGACAACATTATGACGTTGCCGTACAAGGAGCCGAGCCAGGTTTTGTCTGCATTGCTCGACAAAATTACCCAAGAGGGTAGACGTTTAGGCTCTATTGCGGATATGCAAGTGTCCGATATGTCGGCGAATTCCCCAGTGGGTACGACATTAGCACTGTTAGAGCGCCAGCTCAAGAACATGTCTGCTGTTCAGGCGCGCGTTCACTATTCAATGAAGCAGGAATTTAAACTGCTGCGAGTCATCATTCGTGATAACACGCCAGGTGAATATGAGTTTGACCCATCTAGTGGCGACCGCATGGCCAAGCGTGAAGACTACGACATGGTGGATGTGATTCCTGTATCGGATCCTAACAGTTCCACGATGGCTCAGCGGATCATGCAATACCAGGCTGTCATCCAGCTGGCGCAGCAAGCCCCACAAATTTATAACTTGCCCGTTTTACATAGACAGATGATTGAAGTGCTGGGCATTAAGAATGCTGACAAGTTGGTACCAGTGGAAGACGACATGAAACCGCGCGACCCAGTGAGCGAGAACATGGCTTTCTTGAATGGCGAACCAACCAAAGCGTTCATCTACCAAGACCACGACGCACACATTGCTGTTCACGCAAGCATGATGCAAGACCCGCTTTTGATGGCGCAGATTGGCCAGAACCCACAAGCCCAGAAGATGATGGCCGAGATTCAAGCGCACATTGCAGAACACTTGGCGTTTGCTTACCGCAAGAAAGTGGAGGAGCAGCTGGGTGTTCCAATGCCGGCGCCGGATACCGATTTGCCAGAAGAATCGGAATTGATGCTGTCCCGCTTGGTGGCTCAAGCTGCAACTCAGTTGCTGGCTCAAAGCAAAGGCCAGGTTCAGCAGCAGCAAGCTCAGCAAATGGCGCAGGACCCAGTGGTCCAAATGCAGCAAGCAGAGCTGGCTATTCGCAAGCAAGATGCCGAAACCAAGCTGCTCAAAGTCAAGGGCGATTTGCAGCTGAAAGCTGAAGAGTTATCACTCAAAGCGCGCGAAAGTGCGGCCAAAACTGGTGAAGACCCAGCTATGGCAGCTATGCGTTTGCAGCAAGAAATTATGCAAGCCCAAGAGTTGCACGGTTTAGAAATAGCCGCTAAACAGATGGAGCT